TAAGGAAGTTTGGGACGATAGATTGTTTCAAGACACTCAAGGTAGTCTTGAAATGACTCTTATAAAAGATGAAGAGTTTGTTTCACTTATTGCTAACAGATTAATTGAACGTTTCGAAAGCACTTCAGATATAAGTAAGTATAATGTATTATATTATAGAAGTCAAGGGATTTATAATATTAATTGGCATGATGATGGTAGTTATGACGCAGCAGCTTGTGTCTATCTGAATCAAGAGTGGCATCGTGACTTTGGCGGTTATTTCATTTATCAGATGTCAGACGAACAAACAATGACCGCAGTACAACCAGTACAAGGAACAGCAGTATATCAGAAAGGCGGTGTGTTACACGCAACCACTCCTGTTTCGACTGTTGCTCCAAGTAGAAAATCTTTACAGGTTTTTATATATGAGTAATAATGACAGTTATCTTGGCAATCCAAATGTGAAAAGAGATGGTGTGCAAGAGGAATGGACACCAAAGAAACTATCTGAATACAAAAAGTGTATGAAGGATCCAGCATATTTTTGTAAGAAGTATGTAAAGGTTATTCACCTTGATAAAGGATTGGTTCCATTTAAGTTGTATCCATATCAAGAAAAGATGTTCCGACACTTTGAGGAAAACAGGTTCTCTATCGTATTGGCTTGTCGCCAGTCTGGTAAAAGTATTAGTTCCGTTGGTTATCTTCTTTGGTATGCTCTTTTTCATCCTGAAAAGACCATTGCGGTACTTGCTAACAAAGGCGCAACAGCACGTGAGATGCTCGCTCGAGTTACTCTCATGCTTGAAAATTTACCATTCTTTTTACAACCTGGATGTAAAGCGCTTAACAAAGGTTCTATCGAATTTTCCAATAACAGTCGTATTATCGCAGCTGCTACTTCTGGCAGTTCTATACGTGGTATGTCTGTTAACTTACTTTTCTTAGACGAATTTGCTTTCGTAGAAAATGCTGCTGAATTCTATACGTCAACTTATCCTGTTGTATCTTCTGGTAAAGACACTAAAGTTATCATAACAAGTACAGCGAACGGTATTGGTAACACGTATCACAAGATATGGGAAGGTGCTGTTCAAAAGGTTAACGAATATAAACCATTCCGCGTAGACTGGTGGGACGTTCCAGGACGAGACGAGGAGTGGAAGAAACAAACGATCGCGAACACTTCACAAATACAGTTTGACCAAGAATTCGGTAATACTTTCTTCGGGACAGGTAATACCTTAATCGAAGGACAGGTCTTGTTGGACTTACGCGCACGTGAACCAATATCAGTCCTTGAGGGTGGTTATTTAAAAGTCTATGAACAACCAAAACTAGAACACGACTACATTATGACAGTAGACGTGGCACAAGGTCGTGGACAGGATTACTCTACATTTACTTTAATTGACGTTTCTGTGAGACCATTTAAACAAGTCGCTTGTTATAGAAACAACAAAATATCACCTATCTTATTCCCAAATGTTATATACAAATACGCAACACTTTATAATGAAGCGTATGTCGTACCAGAAAATAATGATCAAGGTATGCTTGTTTGTGTTGGCTTGTATCAAGATTTAGAATATGAGAACATCCACCTAGAATCTGCGGTAAAAGCAAACGCGATTGGTATTCGTATGGATAAAAAGGTCAAGCGAATCGGATGTTCTGGTATTAAAGATATTATTGAAAGTGGTAAATTAGAAATCGTAGATGAAGATACAATTATGGAAATATCTACATTCGTTTCTAAAGGTACTTCATTTGAAGCATCAGACGGCAACCACGACGATCTTATGATGAATCTAGTAATGTTCGGTTACTTTATAAATACTCAATCGTTCTTAGATCAAACCAACGTTAACATTAAAGAGTTGATATTTGAACAACGTATGAAAGAAATTGAAGACGACGTTCCACCGTTTGGTATCATAGACGACGGTCAAGAATGGTACGATCAGCAAGAAGCTCAAGAAGCAGTTTCCAAAGGTTGGCATAATTTTGAAGCGCCAGACGCCTATAGTTCCGAAGATTGGTAAACATATAAATACTGCTATTGAAAGATATTTCAACCGTATTATGTAAAACTTATCATTCGCAACCGATTAAAAAAAGGAAAGGTTATGGCATTAACAACTCCATCACAATCACCTGCGGTAACTGTCCGAGAAATTGATCTAACTGGCGTTGTGCCAAATGTTCAAACTTCGACAGGTGCTATTGTAGGTGACTTCTCATGGGGTCCAGTAGAAAAACGTATTCCAGTTTCTAACGAAGCTGAACTAGTTTCTTTATTTGGTACACCTGAGAAATCAAACGCGGTAGACTTTTTCTCTGCTGCATACTTCTTAAAATACTCAAGTTCATTATTTGTAGTACGCGCACAAAGCGGTCTTAACGCTTCTAGTGGCACACCTGCTCTTATTAAAAACGCTGATCACTGGGAAACTTCTTTTTCAGCTTCAGTAGATACTTTCTACGCAAAATATCCTGGAGAACTAGGTAACTCGATCGAAGTTACTGTCGTCCCAGCAGGCGTTGAAAATGAATTATTCGATACTGCCCCAGAAGGTGAAGAATTACACGTTATCGTTAAAGACGCTGACGGTAAAATTACTGGCTTTGCTGGCGATATATTAGAAACTTTCGCGTACGTATCAAGCGCTTCAGGTTCTAAAGATCTACAAGGCGGTTCAAACTATATTGTTGATGTAATCAATTCACAATCTTCATTTGTATGGATGGGTGATTATGCATCAGGTTTCTCTCCAGATTCTGGCGAAACTGTTTGGTCTATGGTATTATCGGGCGGTACTAGCCCTGAAGTAACAACAGAAGCTAAAGGTGCAGCATATGCATTATTTGATGATGTTGATGCAGTTACAGTAGACTTCGTGATTGCAGCACAAGATGTTGACGCAGATATAGTTACTACTATTGCTGAAATGCGTAGAGATTGTGTAGCTGTTGCTTCGCCTGCACGCGCGAATGTGGTTGGTAATTCTAACCCTACAGACGCAATTATCGCAAGCGCTCCAAGTACACGTTCTTCATATACTGTATTAGACAATAACTTCTTTAAAGTTTACGACAAATATAACGACCAATATGTCTTTATCCCAGCAGCTTCAAGCACAGCAGGTTTAATGGCAGCAACTGATTTAACATCAGCACCTTGGTTCTCACCAGCAGGTGAACGTCGCGGTCGTTACTTAGGTGTTACAGATTTGGCGTACAGCCCATCTAAAGCACAACGTGACGAATTATACAAAGTAGGTATCAACCCTATCGCAAACATTCCAGGTTCTGGTGTATTGCTATATGGTGACAAGACGTATCAACGTCGTCCATCAGCATTCGATCGTATCAACGTTCGTCGTTTATTCTTAACTCTTGAACGTGCTATCGGCGAAGCTGGTAAGAACGTAATGTTCGAGATGAATGATGAGTTTACTCGCGCTGAGTTTGTAAACATCGTTGAACCATTGTTGCGTGAAGTACAAGGTCGTCGTGGTATCACTGACTTCCGCGTTGTATGTGACGAAACTAATAACACACCAGCAGTTATCGATCGTAACGAATTCGTTGCTTCGATCTTCATCAAACCAGCACGTTCTATCAACTATGTTACTCTTAACTTTGTTGCTGTTAGAACTGGTGTTCAGTTTGAAGAAGTCGTTGGCTTAGTATAAGGAGAATAGAAAATGTCTTTAAGAGTAGATGACTTTAAAGCAAAATTGAAAGGTGGCGGTGCTCGTCCAAATCTATTCCGTGCTATTGTAAACTTTCCTGGATATGCGGGTGGTGAAGTTGAACTAACTTCATTCATGTGTAAAGGCGCTCAGTTACCAGCTTCAGTAATCAATGTTATTGAAGTTCCGTTTCGTGGTCGTCAATTGAAAGTTGCGGGAGATCGCACTTTTGAACCATGGACAGTAACTGTAATCAACGACACTGACTTCTCTGTGCGTAATGCTATGGAACGTTGGATGAACGGTATGAACGCTCACGCTGAAAATACTGGTCTCACCAATCCTGTGGATTACCAAGCTGATCTAATCGTTGAACAGTTAGACAAAGACGGTTCTGTATTAAAAACATACAAGTTCCGTGGTTGTTTTCCTACCAACGTTGCAGCGATTGACTTGTCATACGAATCTGTAGATATTCTTGAAGAATTTACAGTTGAGTTCCAAGTACAATACTGGGAAGCTGAAACAACTAGTTAATAGTTGTATAAGTATATGGGTGCTGATTAAGTTCAGCACCTTTACTTTATTATAGAGGATTTATGGCAGATAATAGTATACTTCAAATGTTTGGCTTTGAGTTGAAAAAAGTCGCTAAACAGAAAGAAGAAGATAAAAAAGCACCTTCTATCGTCCCTAAAACGGATGACGATGGCGCAGGTTATGTGACCGCTTCAGGTTCGCACTTCGCTCAGTATGTCGACCTTGAAGGTACAGCAGCCAAAGATAACGTAGAACTAATCCGCAAATATAGAACTATCGCAGAACATCCAGAAGTGGATGCAGCAATCGAAGATATTGTAAATGAAGCGGTAGTTACATCAGAACTCGAACAGTCAGTTAGTATTAATCTTGACCAAGTAGAAGCTCCTGATAGAATCAAAAAAGTAATAACCGAAGAATTCGATAACATATACAGTCTATTAAACTTCGAGGAACATGGTCATGATATGTTCCGCAACTGGTATATAGACGGTAGAATGTACCATCATCTTGTGGTTAACGAATCTAACCTCAGAGCAGGTATTCAAGACATTCGTATCATTGATGGTTGTAAAATAAGAAAAGTAAAAGAAGTAGAATTTAAAAAAGACCCAAAGACTGGAGCTAAGATTGTAGACAAGACCAAAGAGTTCTTTATCTACCAAGAAAAAGCAGGAGCGAATCAAGGCGTTAAATTAACACCAGACTCAGTATCATATGTCACCTCTGGACTATTAGATTCATCCAAAAAACGTGTAGTCTCATATCTACACAAAGCAATTAAACCAGTTAATCAATTGCGTATGATGGAAGACTCATTGGTCATCTATCGTATGTCTCGTGCGCCTGAACGTCGTATTTTCTATAT